TTTTAAAACCAGCTGAAAACGATACAATTCAAGCTCAAGTAGGATTACAATTAGCTGATTCAAACGGAACGCCTAAAGCTGCACTTTTAACTTCATCTCTATTCCCAGTAGGTTGGAATGATGTTACATTCCCTTCACAAACAAGAATAGATACTGTATTCCCTGGAACAACAATTCTTTCTACTGATAGAATGATTGTTACTGTTTATGCAAAAAATGAAACAGCTTCAGCTAAGAATATTCAATTTTGGACAGAAGATGCATATTTCTCATTTGTAGTAACATCAGTAGGATTAGAGAATGGAACATCAGGAACATCAGGTACGAGTGGACAAGCAGGAACTTCAGGAACAAGCGGAATAGGATTTACTTTTATAGGAGCTTGGAATAGTTCAACGACTTATAACACAAATGATGTTGTAAGTTATAACGGAAGTTCATTCTCATCTAAGTTTGATAACAATACTAATAATGATCCGGAATCAGCACCTGGTCAATGGAATATATTAGCAGTAGCTGGATTAAATGGAACTAGTGGAGTAGATGGAACATCAGGCACAAGCGGTGAAAGTGGAACATCTGGTACGAGTGGTGTATCGCCTGATATTAGTGGATTTGCAACTACAGGTTCAAATACATTTAATGGTAACCAAGTTATTAATGGTCAGCCTGGCAATTCAGCATTGATAGTAAGTAAATCTTTAGGTATATTTGCTCCGGAGTTTGTTGTAGGTGATTACAATAGTGGAAATGGTATAAGTGTTACTACAGGTAATAACGGAACATCAGCACTAACTGCAGCAGTTAACATGGTTGCTAATCAATACGCTCAATTTGAGATGTATGCAAATGGTGGTAACTATGATTCTATAAACATAAGTGTTGATAGTAGTAACTCAGGCGTTTCATTCAAAGATTGGAATGGTGGTGGATTATCTGAGTTTATGAATGTTGGAACATTAGCAGGAGCAGTTCAATTCAGAAGAAATGTTGGAGTGACTGGTTCTATAGATATAACAGGTGGATTTAGTGTAAATGGAGTTCCATTTAGTGGTGGAACAAACGGAACGAGTGGAACAGATGGTGCTAATGGAACATCAGGAACTTCAGGCTTAGGATATATAAATCAGGGAACTTGGAATAGTGGAACAACTTACAATACTAACGATGTAATTTCTTACAATGGTAGTTCATACGCAAGTAAGTTTGATAACAACACAGGTAATGATCCGGAATCAGCTCCAGGTCAATGGCAGTTAATGGCATTGGCAGGAACTAGCGGAGTTAGTGGAACTTCAGGAACTAGTGGATTAGGATTTACATGGGCTTATGGATGGAACTCATCAACAACATATAATACAAATGATGTAGTAAGATATAATGGAAGTTCTTATATATCTAATACAGATAATAATACAAACAATCAACCTGATTTAGGTGGAAGCTGGTCATTATTAGCAGAAGCTGGAACTAATGGAACATCAGGAACTGATGGAGCTAGTGGAACATCTGGTATTGATGGAACTTCAGGTACAAGTGGTGTTAGTGGAACAAGCGGAACGAGTGGATTGACAACAGGTCAATTCCCATTCACAGGCTCTGCTCAAATTACAGGCTCATTAGGTGTGACTGGTTCTATATTAGTATCTTCAGGTTCATTTAGTGGTAGTGTAATTACAAACATATATGATACATATACAAATGTTCCGCCTGTAACAAATGTTGTAACTCTAACTTCAGCATCTTATGCTTCTTTAGCAACTGCTGGACAATTAGATTCAAATACACTTTATATAATTTCAGCAAGTAATATTACTGCAGGAACGAGTGGAACTTCAGGCACTTCAGGTGTAAGTGGAACTTCAGGTACTAGTGGTATTAGTGGAACGAATGGTATAACAACAACTATATCATCTTCATTCACTGGTTCTTATGGTGTGACTGGTTCAATTGTAATCACAGGTTCTGCTGAAATGAATGTGGTTAACTTATCAATTGTATCTAATACGGCATCAATTGATTTGAACGCTGGTAACTACTTTACAGGCTCTCTAAGTGGAAGTGTATTCTTCAATGTAACGAATGTAAGACCTGGTGAGACAGCAATAGTTAAATTAACAACAACAGGAATACCAACCGCATCATTCTCATCAAATGTTAGACAAGTTAGTGGAAGTGCTTATGTAGCAACTTCAGGAAGTAACTGGACAGATATTCTAACTTTTGTTAGTATGGATGCAACAAATGTATTCTTAGTAAATACGAAAAAGTTTATATAATATGATAGTAGCTCCATTTAATTATTTATCTCAAGTAATAGCAGCTGCGGCTGGTGGTGACTTAGTAGAATACTTAGTAGTTGCCGGCGGTGGAGGTGGTGGAGGACCTGATAGAGGTGGTGGAGGTGGAGCCGGAGGTTTAGTCTCAGGTTCATTTACACCTGCTATACAAGCTTATACCGTAACTGTTGGTGGTGGTGGAGCGCAAGCCGGAGTAGGAAGTGATTCTGTACTTGGTTCATTTACTGCAAGAAGAGGTGGTAATGGTAGATATGGAGGAAGTGGATTAGCTGGAACTGACCCAAATGGAGGTTCAGGTGGTGGAGCTAATGATGCCGGAGGTGGTGCTAATAGAACTGCACCAGGTACTGGTTCAGTAGGACAAGGTAATAATGGTGGTAATGGATTTTATGCTGGTTCTCCTCAAACTCTTAACGGAGGAGGTGGAGGTGGAGCAGGAGCAGTAGGAACTGCCGGGTCTGGAACTGCAAACGTTGGTGGTGATGGTGGTATTGGTAAGCAATCAGCAATTAGAGGAACTTTAGTTTACTACGCAGGTGGTGGAGGTGGAGGACGTTCTCGTGCTGGAACAACAGCTGCTGCACCTGGTGGACAAGGTGGTGGTGGAGCTGGTGGATATGGTATTGATTCACCAAACCCTTCAACAGGTAATGGAACTGCAGGAACTGCTAACACCGGAGGTGGTGGAGGAGGAGCTGGTTGGGGTTCTACTCGTACGGGTGCTTCTGGAGGTAGTGGTATAGTAGTAGCAAGATACCTTACATCTACAATGACAGCAACAGGTGGAACAATAACAACTGATGGTTTATATACAATTCACTCATTTACGGCATCAGGAACATTTACAAGAACTGCATAAAATAGAAATTATGGCACATTTTGCAAGAATAAATGAAAACAATATAGTAGAAGAGGTTTTAGTAGTAGATAATTCTGAAGAGCATAGAGGAGAAGAATTCTTAGCTGTTGATTTAGGATTAGGAGGAAGATGGATACAAACTTCTTATAACAATAATTTCAGAAAGCAATACGCTGGATATGGTTATTATTATGATGAAGTAAAAGATATATTTATAAAACCACAACCATTTCCTTCGTGGACATTGGATGAAAATAGTGATTGGCAACCTCCATATCCTATGCCTGATGAAAGTATTTATTGGAAATGGGAAGAGGAATCTTTAAAGTGGATAAAAGTTTTATACGAATAAATTATGCAGCAATATTACTTAGGAAATACTTTGATTAATGATTCTTATTTAGGAAGTATAAGAGTAGAAGATTTGATTGCTTTTAAACAACCATTAGGTATAGAATATCTTATCGTAGCTGGTGGTGGAGCCGGTGGTTCTGGTAATGGTGGAGGTGGAGGAGGCGGTGGCTTTGTGACTGGCTCAATAAACTTAGCACCTGGAACTTATGAAGTTATTATAGGTAATGGAGGAGCATCTGCGGGTGGAACTTATGCTAAGGGCCCTAATGGTAAAAACTCTTGGTTTAATAATGTAAGTGCATCAGGCGGTGGTGGTGGAGGAACTGCTTATACAATTGCAGGTGACCGTTCAGGTAGTAATGGAGGTTCAGGTGGTGGTGCTTGTGGACCTGGCGATACAACTGATATTAGAGGAGGAACTGGTTCATTAGGACAAGGATTTAATGGTGGTGGTGTTAAATTTAGCACATCAGATGTATATCAAGCTTCAGGCGCCGGTGGTGGTGCTGGAGCAGCTGCTGTTAAAGCAACAAACTATATTACACCAACTAATGGAGGTAATGGTAAAGCTTGGTTAGATGGAGTAACTTATGCAGGTGGTGGTGGCGCCGTTGGTGGAACTACAACTTCTCAAGGTGGAAATGGTGGAACTGGCGGTGGTGGTAAGGGTGGCTCACCTCTATCAGCTGCAACATCAGGCTCCAATAACTTAGGAGGTGGAGGTGGTGGTGCTTCTAGAAATGATGGCTCTAATAATACAGCCGGTGGTAGTGGTATTGTTAAAATCCGTTACGCTGGAAGTGGTAGTAGAGCAACAGGAGGAACTATTACATATAGTGGAGGATATACTTATCACACATTTATAGCAGCTGACCTAGTTGGTTCTGATAACACAGGCTCATTTGTTTACTAAAAATAAAAACTCAATTGTTAAATTAATAAATCAAAAATAATATGAAATTAGAAACACAAAACTCATATGTAACTAACCCACAATTCGTTGGTGGAGCAGTAGTAGCAGGTATATCTGGTTCACAATTTGCATCAGCATCAGCTGACACTCCTCAATTTGGATTTGTAGCAGGTGGATTATATGTTGGAACTATAGGTAGCTTAGTAGTTAAGACTGTAGATGGTAGTGTATTGACATTTGCTTCAGCATCTGGTTTTATTCCAGGTATTATAACTGCTGTATCAGCATCTTCAAATGCACAAAACATTATAGCTTTAAAATAATAATATGTTAAATCTAAACTTAAATACATTAAGTTCTAAATTAACCGAGCAACAAAGAGGAGCATTTACCGGTTTGGTATCTGCTTCTTTCGTGCTTTATGGTGGTGGTGGACCTGGTGGTATTAATGCTAATGGTGGAGGCGGTGGTGGAGCCGGCATGGTTGTTAGTGGATCGATTCATATGGTCCCTAATGTAACATATACAGTAATAGTAGGTGCTGGCTCATCTGGAAGTATTTCAGGAACATTAACTAAAGGAGAAGATTCTTTCCTTTATGGATTTAACCAATTAGCATCAATTCCAATGTCTGTTAAAGCAGGTGGTGGTCAACCAGGAGCTACCTCTGGCGGTGGTTCATCTGCATTAGATGGTGGAGCTAGTGGTGATGGATATCTTTATTTAGCGCCAGGTGTAAGTTCTTCATACCCATCAAAAGCAGGTGGTTTAGGAAATATCACTAGTGATACTTTTGGAACTTATTATGCAGCTGGTGGTGGCGGTGGTTCAACACAAGTTGGTGAGGATGGAGTTTCAGGTCCATCAGGAACAGGCGGTAATGCAGGAAATGGTGGAAGTGGATCTTTATTGATAAGTTCATCTCTACAAACATTTGGATACTATTCATCATCTTATGTAACATCATATACACCAGGAGCACCAAGTGGAATTTCTTACGCTTTAGGAGCTGCGGGTGGTGGAGCCGGTGGAACTGCACTTACAGCAATTAGTGGGCAAGGTGGATTTTATGGTGGTGGTGCAGCAAATGCACCTTTATTTGAAAGATTAGGTTGGGGACCTGGAGCAGGTGGTGGTGGAAGCTATTACACTGGTGGAGGTTCTGGCAATGGTGGAGATGGTAGATGTTGGATTATCTATTGTGGCGTTCCTAAAATGGATGTTACAAATGCAACTACAACTTATGATGCAGTTCATAATAGAACTATTCACATATTCAATAAAGGAACAGGCTCATTCTATTTCAATTTTGAAAAATACGGAGCAATAGAAGGTTGCCAATAAAAAAATTAATATAAATACAAAACCAATTGTTAAATTAAAAATACAAAATATTATGAATTCAAAAGAAGTATTAAATAAAATCATATCAATGTTATCTTCAGATAAGAAGAGCGTTGAAATGACATACGCAAAACTTGCTGATGGAACTATCGTTGAATCAGCTACATTCGATGTAGGTGAAGACCTTTTCGTAGTTTCTGAAGATGGAACTAAGTCTCCAGCTCCTAATGGTGAGCATGAGTTAGCACTTAGAGATTCTGAAGGTAATGATGTAATCATCAAAGTAATGACTGAAGATGGTAAAATTACTGAAAGAGAAAATGTAGAATTACCTGCTAAGGAAGAAGAAGAAGTAGAATCAGAATTGAAAGAAGAGGTTAAAATGGAAGATGAAACCGCTGAACCAATTACTGAAGATACTGACAAACCAATGGAAGAAATGCCAACTGAAGAAGTTGACATGAAGAAGATGGTTGAAAAATTACAATACAGAATCGAAGAGCTTGAGAAAAAGATGACTGAGATGATGGAAGTAAAAGAAGATGAAATCTCTGAAGGTGAGAAAGCAGAAGTTAAGAAGGTAGAAGATATCTCAGAAATGAGCCTACCTAAATTAGACGGAGCTCCAATCGATGAGAACGCAAAACCTACTTTAAATAAATTTGGTAAGAAAGTAACAAATTCACAATCTACTTTTTTAGCAAAATTATATAAATAATATTATTCAAAAAAACAAATTTTTAAAATGAGAAAACAACAAAATTTCGCACAACCAAGTGTAACTTCAACTTACGCTGGTGAATTCGCTGGAAAGTATATCGCAGCTGCGTTGTTATCTGCTAGAACTTTGGACAACAAACTTATCACTATCGTTCCTAACGTAAAGTATAAGCAAGTAATCCAAAAGATTGCAGTTGACAGCATTGTAAACGATGCTTCTTGTGATTTTACAACTTCTGGTACTGTAGCTCTTACTGAGAGAATCTTAGAACCAAAAGAATTACAAGTTAACTTAGAATTATGTAAGCAAGAGTTTATCGATTCTTGGGAAGCTTTACAATTAGGCTACTCAGCATTCGATGAAATCCCTGCATCATTCAACGATTTCTTAATCTCTTATGTAGGTGGTAAAGTGGCTGAAGCTACTGAAACTTCTATTTGGCAAGGAACTGCTGCAACTAACGGACAATTCGCAGGTTTATTACCAGCTTTATCAGCATCTGCAGCTGCAGGTGGTGCAGGAGCAGTAGTTAAATCAGCACAATCTGGTTCTATTACTTCAGCAAACGTATTGACTAAATTAGATGGTTTAGTAAACGCTATCCCTGATACTGTTTATGGTAAAGAAGATTTAGTAATCTATGTTCCAACAAACGTAGCAAAAGCTTACCAACAAGCATTAGCTGGTGGTTCAGTAGGAGCTAACGGATGGAACAACCAAATGAACGTTGGTGAGAAACCATTCAATTTCAATGGTATTGAAATCGTATTATGTCCAGGTATGACTAACTCTTACATGGTAGCAGCACAAAAATCTAACTTATACTTCGGTACTGGTTTGATGAGTGACTACAACGAAGTTAGAGTATTAGACATGGCTAACTTAGATGGATCTCAGAACTATAGAGTAATTATGAGATATACGGCAGCAACTCAGTTCGGTATCGGACAAGATATTGCTATCCATATCCCAAGCTAATTGAGTAAACAATAGGGGGGTTAACCATACCTCCCTTTACTCTAATAGTTTCAGAATTAAATTAAATTAAACCTAAAAAAATTAAATAACATGGCTTGTAACTTATCAGCAGGACGTAACGAAGTATGTAAGGATAGCATTGGTGGCATCGCTGGAGTTTACTTTGTAAACTTTACATCATCACTTGCAAACTCAACAGCTAGTGTATCTGATGCATTAATCGAAACACTACCAGCGGGCTTAACTGCATATTACTACGAACTAAAAGGAAACTCAAGCTATACTGAAACTGTTAACTCTTCAAGAGATAACGGAACTACATTCTTCTCACAAGAATTAGTTTTAAATCTTAAGAAATTAACAAATGAGATGACAACTCAGTTGAAGTTGATGGCTTATGGCAGACCTCAGATTTTTGTTCACACTATGAATGGTGATACATTGTTAGTAGGACAAAGAGAAGGTGCAGATGTAACTGGCGGAACTATTTCTACAGGTGCAGCAATTGGTGACCTTTATGGTTATTCAATTACTTTCACTGGACAAGAACCTTTCCCAGCATCATTCGTATCTGGTTCAACATTCGCATCTCCATTCGGAGCTGTAACTAACCCTCCAACGATTGTTAGTGGAACAAACTCTTAATCAGTATAGATGAAGATATTAAAGGGTAGCACTAAGTGTTACCCTTTTTTTGTGCTTAATACTTTTAACATTCTGATTGTTAAATTAAGGT